TATCCTTCTTCGGTTTCAACTATTGCTTTAACCAAATCATTTCTTACTATCGTGTCTACAGCTAAAGAAGCATCTCTCAATAAGTCATTAGTTATAGCACATAAGGCAGCCATCTTTTTAGCAGACAATACAAGTTGTCCAAATGCAAGACCAGTTTCTGGAATATCAACTCCTTCACCAATATAGTAGCCACTTGATCCCCCAGTCTGTTTAGGATAAATAAGTTGGTTAGAGTTCATTGGTATTACGTTCTTTACAATTTGTCTTATTACAGATTTTGGTCTCAAATACTCAATCAAGTCTCTTACATATTTGGGAAATACTAAGTAGCCGCCTGCATCAGGGCTTCCCTCGTTTAGTGCTTTAACTAACATCTCATCTTTGTAGGCTTTCTCTGCATATCTAATTGCGCCTTCTACAGTGCCACCACCATTAATTAGAGATTTAACAATTCTTGCAATCATTATAGAGCCATCAACTTTCTCTTCTTTTACTTCTGGTACTGGTCTTTTTATTTCTGCTTCCATTTTATAAATCTTCTCCTTTAACTCCTCTACTTCTTTGTTTTTGAGCTCAAGTTTTTCTTTGAGCTCTCCAAACTCTTTTCTGATTTCATTTACTAAGTCTTCCATCTCTTACTTAGATACCTCCTCTTTAAATTTTTTGATTTCGTTAAGAATTCCTCTAAGGATTTGTTCATTGTCTTTCCTCATAAAAGAGGAAACTTTCTGATAGACATCTGCAATTAGTGGATCGTCTTTAAGATATCTTATATTTTCAAGAAACTCATAAGCGATATGATACGCATACTCCTTCTCTTCATCCCCCCATTCTCTTCCAATTTTTTTATAAAGTCTCTTTAAAACGCTTATTAGCTTTTCTTTGTCAGCCTCAGAAATAGATGCCCTGTTAACATAAACCCTTGCGGCAATTACACCTCGAGGTATTATATGAGGCTCTCCATTAATAAGCCTTACTACTGGGAATTTGTATCCTCCCATGTTCTCTTGATTTTCTGGATCTACATATAAGAAAAACTTCCTATACTTTTTCCAATCTATTTTATCTTTGTCTCCTGAGCCATCAGAGGAAGCCCACTTTGCCGCATCACTCCTTGCTACTGATTCATCCCATGATGTATTATCATCAGCCACTGGAAAATCTAAGCAGTCATCTACAATCATCTTCACCTCTACTACATTAGCTTTTTCTAAAGCAGGAAACGTGACTAAAGAAACCTCATAGAGTTTTATTTCTTTAAGATATCTTGTGTTTCCTTTAATGTCGTAATCTAAAACATCATACCCGTATGAAAGACCGTTTATTGCTCCCTGCTTAAGTAGTGCATATGCCTCCTTTCCTCTTTGAGTCTCTAAGTTTATCTCTCCTATTACTTCTACATAGTCAGCCTTTTCAGAGAGATAAGCTACACCAATTACTTCTTCGCGATTATGTTGCCAAAGAAGCGGATATTTGCTTTTCTCCTTTATTGTCTTAGTGAATGCTCCTTTCTCTACAATATCGTTATAAGCATCTTTCTCACCATATACCGTTAATTTACCAACAAATATACCGCTCTCGTCTACATCTGAAAACTTAACCTCTTTAAACTCCATTTACTCTTCGTCCCCTCCTTCACGCCTAATAGTATTTGGATTTATCATACCTGAATTAAGTATGTCCTGTATTAGAACATTAGCTGGCTGATATATATCATCTTCAGACATATCAGGCTGGTCTAAGAACCTTCTTGCTTCATTCTTAGTTAATATTCCTGCAAGTCTTGCACGAATTACCCTGTCCCAAACCTGAACAGCATCTTCAGAAAGTGCTGGCACATCATCCTTATCATAAACAATCTCATAATCAGGATTAAACATAGGAACAAGCCACCTATTAAGTTCTCCAATCAAAAGATCACAGAATGGGAATACAGTATTATAAAATAAGCTCTTAAGGGCGTTTCTAAAGCCAGCGTTTGAAGTTCCTGTATCTCTTAGAAAAACCTGAATAGGAATACCAAGTGCAACCGCAATCTCTTTAGCTGTAGTGTTAATCACTTCTTGCCAATTAAGATCTGATGGTCTTAAGGACATCTCCTTCCAATCAAGACCGCCCTCTAAAATAAGAGGTCTTCCTGCATTTTCAGGTGAGGAATATATTTCATTAATTTGCTGTCTTAAAAATGCAATCTGTTTTTCAGAGAGTCTTTCTTTGCTTATTAGGGCTCCTGAAGGTCTTGCATTATTCTCAAGTAAATTAATATTCCAGTCCTTAGCTCTGTTAGAAAGAATGATTGACTTAGAAAGAGCAGTCAGCGGAGAAAGACCATAGAGATCATCTAACGGGTTGTAATTCTTGATATGAAGAACCTCTTTAGGAGAATATTGCTTATTACCATATTTGTAGCCCTTAATTGGGGTTAAAGAATAAAAATCACTATCTCTTATTATATTGACTTTATCAGGTCTCAAAATATAAAGTGCTGCAGGCTTCTTAGTGTCTGTTGCCAAAATATAGACGTTTCCAGAGATATAAAAATCAACTACAACCTGCTTAACAAAAGATTTCCAAGACTGATTAGGGTTGGGATTTTTAAGGAGCCTTACTATATCATCCTTATTTACTTCAACATTGCCTCTCTTTCTGTCTATTACTGTTATTTCAATTGTGCTTACGTTTTTCGCAATGATGTCAATAGCAGCATATACATATGGGTTTGTCTGATATCCCTCACGAGCAAGAGTAGAAAAAGATTCCATTTGATATCTTCCGGGTGTAAGTCCCAAGAAGATACTTACTGTCTGCTTAACTCCCATAAAATTTTCAATCATCTTATTCCAAAAGCCCATTTTTCACCTCATAACAGCAAAATTCTAGGAGCGCTCTTTTGGGATGATGTATAGACTGCATACCTCATGGCATCTAGGAGGTGATCGTTTACTCCTACAGGCTCCTCCATCGGCTCACCGTTTCTATCCTCTTTGTATTTGTACTCTTCAATTTCCTTGATTAAGTTTACGCACTGTGGATGAATATAGATCTTATAAGTCTTTACTGTGTTAATACCAGCTATAACATCTTTCTTTGCAGGATATACTAATAGGTCTGCCTCCTTGAACTCTTGAATTCTGTCCGGCTCAGCAGTATCAGCGTAAATAGGAGTATCAGGAATCCCATATTTGTTTAGTTTGTCCTTAATTAGCCCAATTAAAACTGAGTTAAGAACTTTAGAGACATATATCTCATCAAATATGTAGAGTTCATCATCCTTTACACCTATAAGCACAAACGCCGATGGAGAGTTAAATCCAAAGTCCACTCCAGCAATTACTTCATCAAAGCTATCTAAATCTATAGGAAACTCTTTAACCTCGTAATTGTTATAGACTTTATTTCTTAGTGTGCCCCATCTACCAAGGGCATAAACTGTATAGAGATATTCGTCTATATATTTTAGGTTTTCGAGATATTGCTTATCAGCTTCAGAAAGAAATTTGTTGTCCTTGTATGTGAATTGGAAAATATCAGTATTTGTTTTGAACTCCCCCCGGGGGTTATCAAAGAATAACTCCTTGAGCCACCTTGCATAAGACCCGGGGTTAAAGGTCATAATCATCTGCCTATACTCCCCCGGAGGAAGCTCACGACCTCTAAGAATAATCGATAAGTCCAAAAAGTCCTGCATGGAGATCTCATCAACCTCATCAACCCATACATAATCCACATCAGTTAACGATTTAAGCTTTCTTACATCATCAAGTGCCCTGAATAGTATCCTGTGATTTCCATATGCTGGTGATGTTGTGATGTTTAAGTCTGCTTTGTTATAGTCATATTTGATTTGCAATAAGTCCATCCAGTAGAGAAGGAACTCAATACAAGTATTCTTTAACGATGGCAAAGTCTTTCTTGCAACAAAAAACTTCTTGTTCTTATAAAGTAGCATCTGGAGAACTAATTTCTGAGCAACTGCATAAGATTTACCACTTCCACGACCGCCATAAAGAATA